ACCAGCACGGGCTTAGCCGTGGCTCAAAAGGTCTATTCTGCGGCTTGCTGGGTAGCAACTGCGGCGCAAAACGCCCTAAACATCAGCTATGGAACCTTCCTTGCTCTCACTGGGGTAGGAATTGCTGTGATTGTTGCGGCTGCCGCTGCCATGGCATACTTTGCCAGCAGCATGAACACTGCCACAGCCAGTGTGCAGAGCTTCAACAGTGCAACGGCTGAGACGCCTACGCATACGCGCAGTATCCAAAGGGCGGGAGAATCAGCGGTCACTTCGAGGTCGGGGAGTAGCGGTTCTTCGGAGGCTTCTTTTTATCGGAGGGGCGTTGAGCAGTGAGCGTTAGTCCACCTGCTTTGACTATTGCTTTGGGTTCTGTAGGCATCCCGCAAGTGGACGTTATAGAAGCCCTCGTGCATTTGGGCGCCACAAAAGAGGTTAGCAGTTGGGAGCTTCACCTGCAGAACTGGAACAGCAAATACAGCCCAAACGGCACCTACCCGCTCAACGTGGGGCAAGACGGCTATATCTGCATAGGCAGAGGCGCTAACGTTCCACAGCTCATAACAACAAGAACTGAGAGCGTCAAATTCCAGTCGAGCCCAACCGAAAACTATGTCATCGTGGCTGGGCGATGCTGGGGCGAGAAGCTTTTCAGGCAAACGGTAACCAAAGACTACTCAGGCTACAAGGGCGAGGACATAGTCAAGAACCTCTTGGACTACTATTCAGGGTTAAGCCATGTCCGAGTTAGCACGGAGCTTGTCGAAAATACCGACACAACCTTCACCGACCTAAAAGTGCAAGATACCCAAGTCTGGGAGTTACTGCAAAAAGTTGCTTCACAGAGCGACAAAGCGGGCGTGATAGGCTTTGATTTCAGAGTCGCACCTGATGCAAAATTCGAGTTTTTCCAAAGAGGCACCAAAACCAGTTCCGTCAGCCTCACCGATAAGATAGAGTCCTACGAGTACTGGAAAGAAATAATCGCCATCCGAAACAGAGTCACCATTTACGGGGCTGCCGACAAAAGCTCTCCCTTAGATAAAACCGAGACCGTTGAAAGTCTAACGCCTCCAAGCGGCACATGGACAAAGTACGCTGGCACATCAATGACGCTTGATGCAACCAAAACCTACGGCGAAGCCACCAGCAGCATAAAACTTGTCTCTGGCTCAAACTACTACGGTGCGCTCTATCTTACTTTCAGCATACCACAAAACCTCAACACCTACCCCAAACTCTACCTAGCCCTGCTACGGGATGCACATATCCGAGCAGATGGATTCAGCGTTGAACTCTTTGACACCTCATACAGGGCAGCTGGGCAAGTTCTCAGCAACGTTAACGAAAATGACCCGTCAGCATTTGCTCTTGATGTCGGCGGAGCGTTTGCAGCTAACTGGAGTCCACAGACAGGTTTTGACTGGACACAAGTCAGCGTTGTGCGAATTGACGGCTGGTTAGTTGACACCTTAACGTCTGGGACAATCTGGGTAATGCAACTGTTTTTCGGCGGTGCACGCTACAGTAGCCTCCAGCAAGATACGGCTAGCCAAGCATCTTATGGTCTTCGGGAGCTTGTGGACGTTGACGAGGAACTTTGGAGCGACACCGAATGCCTACTTCGCGCAAGGGCTATTCTGGCGAACATGAAAGACCCCGCCGAATACCTCACTCTAAAGAGCACAGTCATCGATTATGGGAACACTCCGCTTTTTGCCGCTGACATGATTCCAGTAACGCTTCCCAATGAGAACGTTAGTGGCAATTTCCGCATTCTAAGCGCCGAATATCACGTCAAGTCCGAAAGCGGCGAACTGGAACTTACCTTGGAGCTTGGCAGAGAAAAATCGCTTCTGGCGGATTATGTGTATGCTTTGCGGTCCAAGGTTGATCACGTTAACAGGTACAAGGTTGCGAGGTTATAGAGAAAATGAGTAAACAAATCCTAAAACAAATGGAAAATGTTAAGCCCGGCGACTTAATCGCTGTTGACTGGTGCGATGCCTCAGTTGGCAAAAGCAGCGGTTCAGGCATGACCATTGATGTGCCTGTGAAGAGTTGGGGCATATTCGTTGGGCTAATCGGCGATAAAATTAAGCATATCGTGATTGCTCAGAACAGTTTTCGTTATGCCGATGGACTTTTCGATTTAGACTACACTGCGATACCTGTGGGGTGGGCTTTAGGCGTCTCGGTACTTCTAAAAGAGCACATTCCAACTGATTCGGCTAGCAGGCTTGTTAATAGTTTCATGCTTGGCGGGCACCGTTCCATGAATCGTCCAAGAACTTTTCGAAGGGCACTTGCACAGCGGAGGTTGAGCATCGATGGCAGACCCCATTAAACGTGCCTTGACTCGCAGACGCTTTGAACGGGGGCGTCTTATCGTTGAGGAACCTACTGCTAAGCTTCTGTTAGGCGTCAAATTCGCTATTGGCATGACCGCTTTTATGTCCGCTTTGGAACTTGCGCATCTGGCGTTTTTGCACTCTTGGAACGCTGAAATCTTTGCGTCCATCACTGGGCTAAGCGGTACGGTCATTGGATTGTTTGTGGGGCAGAAAACATGACCAAAGGCAAACCATGGCCAGCAGACGATGAAAAGAAACTCAAAGACTGGTACACAACGGGAACCACCGATTTTAGAGTTTTAGCGTTTAGTTTTGACGGGCGATATACTGAAGAGGCTATTCGCCAAAAGCTGATAAAATTCGGTTTACTGAAAGAACAACAACAGCAAAAAAATTCCAATTGTTGTTGTTCTACCCAACTTGAACTGCCCGAGGAACTGCCCAGCATCGAAGAGACCCTAAAGATGTTGGCTGCTGCGTTGGAGGCTCTAAAGACGCCTGGATTGGATAAAGCGGAGGTTTTGCGGCTGCGCGGAATAATTGCGGGCGCTAAGGTGTACCAGGAGCGTTTTGCAGAGTATGTTCACTATCGTGAATTGGAAGAGGAATTAATGGAGGCTCGCAAAAAGATTGCGGAACTTATCAAAAAGTCCCAGAGCAATGCACAAAAATAGACTCTTCGACGAATGGAACGGGCTTCGCCAAGATATGGCTGCTGTTGAAGAGTTAGGCGAGCGCAAAGTCCAAAGTCTGCAGGGCGATGTTAAGAGTTTTTTTGAGCAAATCTTTGGCTTTTCACCTTACCAGTATCAGATAGAGCTTGCGGATTTGTTTGAGAAGAACCAGTTTTTGGCGGTGCGTTGGCCAAGGCAGACGGGCAAGAGCTTTTCGGTTTCAGCCTTGCTTCTAAAGTATGCTTGGGAACATCCAAACAGCTACATTGCCATTGTTGGTCCAAGCTGGCGCCAAACCAAACTCAACATTAGACGCATGGGTGGGTTCTGTCGAAAACTTCCGCAGCGGGGATTGCATGTGCAAAAAACCCGAATCTCATTGCCAAACGACAGCGTGATCGAGGCGTTCCCAAACAACCCCGACACTATCAGAGGTCCAACGTTTTCGATTATTTGGTGGGAAGAATGCAACTTCACACCCAATGACGAGGACTTGTATGACGCTATCTTGTTTACGCTGGGAACAACCAACGGCAAACTGATTGCGACTAGTACACCGTTTAGTACGAATTCGATGTTTTGGAAAATGTACAACCACAAAGACTACGCAGACTTTGCCAGACACCACTTCACATGGGATAAGGCAATTGAACCTAACGGTCCTTTGAAGCCTGCTATTATTGAGAAAATTAAGCGCCAGTTCGGCGATGACCCTGCCCGTTGGCGAAGGGAAATGGAGGCAGAATGGGCAGAAGACGAAGATGTCTGGCTGGCTCAAAGCTTAATCGTTGCCAGCGTGGGCACGGTCAAAAACTGTGGGGCAGACTTGCAAGAGTTCAACCCTGAAGCGGAATGCGAGGGCGACTTCTTTGCTGGGTTGGATTTGGCTCAAACCCGCGACTACTGTGTCCTCTCGGTGGTTGAAAGGTTAAACGATAAGCTGTTTCTTCGGCACCTGAAGATTTTCCAGCAACCCACTCTATACGCTCAGGTTTTGGGTTATCTTAAGGCGCTGCAGGACAGGTGGGGCGGATTCCAAAAAATACGAGTTGACTTCACACGAGAAGGACCATCCATCATTGCCGACATGGAAACTGCTGGGATAGAAAACGCTGAAGGCGTCAATTTTAGCGTGCCTCGCAAAAGTGAGATGGCAAGCCTGCTTAAGCAGCGCATGATGAATAAGCAGTTCTTCTATCCGCTGATGAATTGGGAGCGCCCGTACCGTGGCGATATATGCACCGAGCTCAACGTGGAACGCTATGATCTACGCAAGGACGGCGCTATAGGTTACTCGCATCCAAACGGTACCCACGATGACGTCTTTTGGAGCATAGCCCTAGCCGTGTTTGCAACCGTGCAGATGGAGCCTGAACCGTTCTTAACAGTTATTCCAAGGTGACCAAGAAATGACAAGACGAAGAAATGAACCCTTTCACATAACCCAGTTTCGGAGAATCTACAACCGAGAAGAAGGAAAATTCACTTTCAACATCAGCTACGAAACCCATACCAAAATTACGCCCAGAAGTCTAGTCGTGGCTGAAGCTTTCGGCTTAGGAATTGATGAAGCGCAGAAGTTCAAGGTTTTAGATGCCACCTTAAAGATTGGACCGCGGGATATTGTTTACATTACGGGCGATAGTGGCAGCGGTAAAAGCGTTTTGCTACGAGCAATCAGGACTGATCTGGGTGATGAGGCTATTGATTTGTCAGAGGTTGTGGTGGACCCGGACAAGCCTTTGATTGAAACAGTCGGCGCTACGGTCGAGGTAGGCTTAGAGTTGCTAAGCAAAGTCGGGTTAAACGATGCTTTCCTTTTCTTGCGCACTTACAGCCAATTGAGCGATGGCCAGAGATACCGTTACCGAATCGCCAAACTCATCGAGAGCGGTAAGCA